TCTTGTATATTAGTTACAGGATTAGGTCTATACTTTGATATAACTGCAGTTGCATTAGAAGTAGAACCTACGACTGTTTCACCAACAGTAAATTTATCTTGCGCTGAAATAAAAAGTCTATTACTATCTAAATCTTCTGTTAAGATTACAGATGTTGCTTTAGATGTTTGTCCTGTTATAGTTTCACCTCTAGTGAACTTACCATAAGCAGAATCTTCTAATAATATCTTATCGTCAGCATCTAACAATGTTCTTTGTGTTCCAACTTTGGAACTATTCATTATTAAATAATTTGGCTGATTGGTTTCTGTTTCTAATTGAATACCACTTGATGAGTTAATGTTAGATACAATTAACTCTGCAGACTCCATAAACAAATAATAAGTCTTTAAGAATTGAACAAATTTCGGATGATCTGCCAGAGTAAAATCAGGCAGTTGTGATTCTATAAGATTTGATATTTTATCTGTAAACTTAGCCATTTTTATTAATAGCTAGATGTTGTTGTATATCCCACTCCTGCTTCAGCTGAACCACCTAAAAATGTATCTGCCTCCACTGTGATAGACGAATTAGCAACATCCAACTCTACAATTTGATTTCTTACTGGAACAATGTCATTTGAGTTTGGTTGTACCGTTAATTCTATAACTGTTGAAGCTGAACCTCTAATATTTGATATTGAAGTTACATTTAAAGAATTAATTGTAATCTCACCAGTACTGTAATCTATTGTTCCTTGATTATTATTTACATATGTTCTAACACCACTTACTAATTTGTAACTTCTAATATTACCTGCACCATCATCATCTAAAAAATGTTCATTTACTGTATCACCACTAATTTTAAATCCTGTTGAACTTAATATACCACCAAGACTAGCACTATGTCCAGAGTGTGGATTGTATAATGCATTTCTAAAATAAACATTATATTTTGTTGATGAACTTAATGTAGGTGTAAATGATTTTCTAATTTTTAAAGTTGTAATATTTGAAACAATACTAGTATCTGTATTATCAATTGCTGTAGATAATTTTGAAAATCTAAAAATACCATCAAACTTTTGTAAAGTAGTTGTATTATAATTGTTAAGTGTATCAATAACATCTGATTTTAATGTTGCTGCAGATTTAGATGTTACTCTACTATTATATTTAATGTTTGATGTTAATAGAATTGATGTTGTTTCAGGATCAACAATAACAGGTCTTACAGATGCAACATTATAAGGTTTTAAAGATGTTACAATATTTGCTTTTGTTGTTTCTGTTAATGTAGAGCCTGACGCTGCTTTGATAGCAATTTTAACTACACCATAAACAGGTGTTTCGTCATCTTCCCCACCCCAAGCACTAACTGATATTGCATTAGGGTATATACTTCTTACAATTGTTTCATAATCAGAAGTTGTTACAGCTCTATTTTGAGCAGCATAACTTAAAGGTGCATTAAATCTAATTGAATCTTTTGTTTCTGCCTCTGCGCCACCTTGAGCTGCTGAATTGTTTGTTATAGTTACATCAGCAAATCCACCAATATTAGTTGCCAAAGTAAATGATGATGCACCATTTGATTCTGCTTTGTTAGTTACTATGTATTCTAATATAACAATATTTCCATCTGATAATTTTTTACCCATAACACCATCACCAAAATAAACTTCATATTTGCCATCGTCAGTTTCTTGTAAAAAGTAAACTAAAGATGTATCTGTAACAGCATTGTAACCACCAGCAAGTGTATATACGTTTGTTGTAGAATCTGATGAACTATTTTGTACAGAAACTTTTAAAGTTGTAGTATCAGCATTTGAACTTGTTAATTTAAATTTTTGGTCAACATCATTACTGTCAACAGTGTATCTGAAATTAATTAATGTACCTTCGTAAATGTTTATATTGTCAAATTTATAAATTCCATTTACAGGTGAAATCGTGTGGTCTTCGTTTGTAAGATATTCGTAAGATACTCCATCTACTGTTGTTGTAAATACAGATCCTTTTGTCATAGTTAAAGATGTGCCAGTTGCATTATTTACTGTGACATCTATATTAGCAATTGGTGATCTTACTGAAGATGGTGTGTAGTTAAGCATTTTAGCTAAAGACACAATATTTTTTCTAACATCAGCACTATCCAAATACATTTCGTTTGCCAACATATTAGCATTGAAACCTAGGTAGTGTGTATTGTATGCTAACGTATCTAATAATACAGCAAAACCAGAACCTTCAAAATCGTAGTCCTGAAATTCTGTTTGGCCTTGTAAAAATCTTTTTAGATTTACTTTTATATCATCAAAATCAAAATCTGATACTTCTAATTTATTGCTTGGCATTTTATCTTAATCTCTCCAAAAATGTTTGTACGATAACTGGTTGTGTTGTACCTACGATATAAAACATAATTCTAACATCATAAGCGTTTCTATCATAATCTGGTCTTGCTATAATTTGATTTACTCTCACTCTTGGCTCAAAGTTTTCTAAAACTTCTTGTATCTTTCTTTGTAAGTTTAAAGCAGTTAACGGCATTAATGGCTCAAATAACATTGCTCTAACATTAGAACCTATTTCTGGATGAAAAGGTCTCTCAAAGTGTGAAGTGTTAATCAAATTTCTTACACTTCTTTTTATTGCCTCAACATTAGTCAACTTGTTTACATCATTTGTAACTGTATTTCTACCAAAGTCTAAATCTAAATCACTAAAAGACCTAGAAGCTCGTTTAGAATTGTTTGTACTACTTGCATCGTAATTTGGCATAACCCTAATATTTATACATTATCCTACAAAAACATTGGAAGAACCTGAAGTCATTGCTCCTGCGTCTGCGCTATCACCAATTCTACCCACAGATATACTATTGATCTTTACTGATGAAGAACCCACGTTTAGATTAGCCACGTGTGGCGCACAAGGAGGGTTTGGTGGAAAAGGATGACTAACTGTAGGCGCCCCTACAACAATAACATTTATACCATTCACTTTTACCGTTCCATCTGTATTAGATGACGCTATAGTTGTTGTTCCCGTACAAGCGTGGCCTGTAGATAGACTATCACCTACTCTACTTACTGCTGGCATTATTTTCCTTGTCCGTTGTAAAATTTAAGGTTTCTTTTTTTATGTTTATTCATAGAACTCATTTTACATTTACGTTTTTTAGACGCTTGAGATGTCTTTTTTGGTATTCTTTGATGAGCAACATAATTTTTAGCCATTTTAGCCATTATCTTCTAGCCTCCATCGCCGCTTTTTTAGCTAATCTCTTTTGTTCTAATATTATTGATTGTCTAATTTTTCTACCCATAGGTATTTTAACGGATGTACTAATTTGTTTGCCTTTTTTAGTAGTATATTCAACACCAATGACCTTATCTTTGTAATCACCTTGTACTGACATTACAGCTTTCTTCAAACTCATCGCTTCTTTCTCTTTTTCATCACCATTTTCATTCCAAAATTTAAATATTCTCATTTTACTCATTTTTTCACGCTCCATTAAATGCATCAATGTCCAAACTGTCATATTCTGGTTCGCCAGGACCAAAATATTCTTCAATTTTACAACGACAGTAGTTGCAACACAAAATTAAAATGTTTTTTCCGTCACCATCTTTGTGTTCTTGCTTACAACTTGTACCGCAGTGGCATTTGTGTCCACAATTTTGACAATTTTCCATTTTTTTTCTTTTTATTTCTATTTATCTTAAAATTTACAACTCATTTGAGCTGCCTTCAACTCGGTTTTACTTAAATTATCTTTATTTTCAACTGCTGATTCACCAATTTTTTCTAAATCTGGCCGAATCTTACACTCTTTTGAACAATTAGAACAAAACAAGAACAAAAAAAGTGAAAAAGTGACGATAATAAAGGGTTTTTTGGGCATTTTTTACCAATTTTTTTCTGTACTTCTCTATTTATTCCCTGTATAGTAATCATATGAACAACAGAGGACAAACTATGAAAAACAAAAAACAAAAAACTACGTTAAAAAACACTAAAATAAACTTTGTATCTGCCAGAGATGGTAAATTACAATTACATTATTATGAAATGGGAGTTGAAAAAATAAAAGCTTCTGAAAATCCTATTATTCTTGCTGAAGTTATGAGAAAACACGGATTTGAGGATACAGTTATGGCTTCAT